ATCCAGGTACTAATGCTATGTTATCTGGATTGATTACACCATCATCTTCATAAGTATAAACTCCAGATACTGACATCTGTGCATTTTGTAATATTAACTCAACAGTTAAGTTACAAGTTTTAATTGCTCCCATTGCATTAAATATTGGTCCTCTACCATATACTTCACCAGATGCTTTATTCCATCTAAATACTAAATATGGATTTGATCCTTCTCCAGAATATTCTTCTTCAAATATAACTGCTTTAGGATTATCTAATACTACACAATACTTATATTTTTCTTCATTCTCTTTGTAAATTTTATATACAGCTTCTACAATTGTTAATTCTTTTTTTTGTTGAAGCAAATCAAAATTTTCTGGCATTACAGCTTTAGGATATAAAACTCTAATGTGTTCTGGTTTTACTTTTCTAGTTCTATAAACTGTATCAATTTTTCCATCTGGCCCATTTAACAAACATACTTTTGGTAATGGTACAGCTGTAAATTTAACAGGATTAACAGCATCACCTTCTTCAACTAACATACATCCAGTACCAACAGCAAGATCCATAAATGCTTCGTGTACTTCTTGGTTAAAGTTTGAGTTTTGTAATACTTCAAAAACGTATTCAGTAATTTTATCTAACTGTAAATTAACTTGTGATTTTTGTTCTTCTGGTATTTCTACACCAGCTTGAAAGTCTGCCCATCTTGCAAATGTAGGTACGATACCAGATTGTAATCTTGATGCAAATTCTTGTACACCTACTACAGCAGTTTCATCAAAAATTTTATCAGTTCTTTTTTGTCCTGGCGATTCATCATAAAAAGATTCTCTATTAGGTAAACAATACTCATAAGCTTCTTCAAACTTTTCTCTCCAATGATCTTTAACAGCTACAGCTTCTTTGTATTTTTCTAAAATAGCATTTGCTTTATCTGAAGTATTTACTGATGGTGTGTTATCTATTGTGTAATCCATTAATTATCCTCGTTTAATAAGAATCTTCTATATGCAGAAATTCTTCTATTGTTAACACTTCTTCCTATCATACCAGATCTATTACCACTTTTTTTAAATAAAGTTTGTTTTACTTCTGTTTTTGCTTTTTGATCTAATAATTTATTTTCTTGTTCTACTTCTTTAAGAACCCTTCTTTCTATAGTAGTTCTATTATCTCCATCTCTTTTATTTATTTTTCTACCATATGCATCTACATCACCTTGTAGTCTTGCATTCATATAAGATTTATAACTATCAAGTGTATTTTTATATCCCATTTTACCAGCTACTTTTGATTGAAAATATTTTCTATTTTTTTCAAACATTTTTTGTCTAAGTTTTGTTCCTGTAACAGAATTTAAAACTATATTTACAACAGGGTTTAAAAATTTTGCTTGTTTAACTTTATATGTATTTAAATCATTTCTACCAACAGCTGTTGTAAATTTTTCTTTACTTGCTCTTATTTGATTTCCAGTAGCTACAGTTGTTTTAGATGATCCACTGCTTGTATGTGGATTTGCTCTTGTAGTTGTTTTACTTGCAGATATGCCTTTGCTTTTAGAAGTAGTTTGACTTCTATTTCTATCAGCTCCTCTTTCTCTATTAGTTGATTTATTTCCTCTTGATCCATATCCGTAAGGCATATTATTTTTTACTCCATTTGTTTTTAAGTTCTACAATAAAAACTTTTATTTTAAAAATTATTTTATTTATATATTTCATCTTCTAAATCTTTTAGTTTTGGCTGCAATACCTTTAGGTTGTTTAACGAATTGTTTTCCTTTTTTGTTTCCACGTGCTTTAGCAGCGTTAGTTGCTGATTTTTCTTTAGCCGTAAGAGCCTTCCAAGCTTTCTTAGGTAAATATCTTCGTTTGCCTTCTGATTTTTTACCACTGCTTGTTTGCCATTTTTGTTTTCCCCATTTGCTGAGTTTGTTTGATGAAGACTTAGATCCTCTATAGCCTCCACCTGCTTTCTTATAAATTTTTGTAGCAAGTTGCATAGCCCTAGCACTGTGTTTACCCCCCATTTTTGCTTTAGCTTGAGCTTTAGCTCTAGCCCATAAAGCAGGTTTAGTTTTTTTTGCAACAGCCATTAAGCTTTTTTCTTATTGTTGTTTGCAAAACTTCTTGCAGCAGCTACACTACCAAAGCCCCAAGCTTTTAATGCTAAAGCTTTTCTAGTGGGTCTGCCTTTACTATCCTTCATTGGTCCTTTCATTCCTGCAAACCTTGCAGCAAAAGAAACCCTTCTAGGATTCTTACCTTTTTTAACTGGTGCTTTTAAGTTAGATCCATCTTTACGTTTAAAAAAAGCTCTACCTCTAGCATTCAGTCCACCTTTAGGATTCTGATAAACCTTTGCTACCATTATCCAAAGAAACCTCTACCACCTGCTTGACCAAATAAAGATCTAGAACCAATAACTCCTTTAGCAACTTTTCTTTTATAAGTTTCTTGTTGCTTTTTTAATTCAGCAGCTCTTGCTTCTTCTTCTTTTCTTTTAGCTTCTAGCTCAGCTTCTAATGCTGAATTGTCTGGTGGATCTTGTTGTTTACCAAATACTGAACCCATTATAACTCCTCATCATCCATATCATCAAAATCATAAGAAGTTAACGAACCCATATTAGCTTCCATCTCTCTTAAAAGATCATCTTCTTGTTCATGAAGATCTCTCATTTCATCAATGATTTCTTGTACAGATTTTTGTTTCTTTTTAATTTTTGACATTTGGATCCTTAATTTTTTCATTAAATGACTTATATCCTGCTTTTATCAACGCACAATAAAGCTGATAAGGAGTTAGGATATACCATTTATAGAATCCTATTAGACGCATTATAAATGAAACGCAGGTCATATCTTTAATTCTAAAGAGCTGCCATTGTTCTTTTTCTGGACATCTTAATACTTCATAGTCTTTCAAATAGAATAACATAGTTTCAAGTTGTTTTGGACTTAGTAAGCTATGTTTTATTCCTGCGTGTGTATATTCTAAATGAATCCATAAATTTTTTTCTGGATCAAAGTTTAAAGCTCCACAATGTTTAAAACCTTTTTTTAAAAACTGTAGCCATTCTGGATAAGGATATTCATCTGCTTCATAAAAATATACTAACCATTCCTTTTGAATATGTCCCATACTTTCCTTTTGCTTACACCTGGCTTTTGAAATACATCCCATTGTTTCTTAGCAACAGTTGGCTGTGTTTGTATTTTACCAGACATCATTGTTCTACCTTCACCAGCTCCCATCATTAAATATTGTAAAGCATCATGAACGTGGGAGTATCTATTCTTTAATGGTTTCTCATCATATCTATCTCCAGATACTTGAAGTCTTCTGTAATGATAACCACCATTAAAACCTTTTTTAAGATTGATACAATCAGTACTCATAGTAAATCCTGGTGATCCATCTACTAATCTTGATAGTGTAGAATCAACAGCTTCTATTCTTAAAGCAACATCATTAGATGGTGCAGGTATAGCTTTTAATCCACAGTTTCTCATAATTTGAAATGGAGTTCTTTCATCTGTTTGTGATCTAAAATCTCCAGCAGGATCTCCATAAATCATAACTTCATATCCTTTATATAATTTTGCAATCTCTCCTCTCAGTAATTCTGAGAATCTTATTACACCCATTTCAAAACAAACAAGCTCATTTATAATATTCCATTTACCTGTTGTAGTTCTTTGACCAAAGACAGCAGCAGGAGTTAATCCAAAGTCAACTCCAATCCATATTGGTTGTCCTGGTATTAAATCTATTTTATTTTTTGTAATGTGTAATTCTTCTTTGAAGCTGTGATATACAGGTTTACCTTCTTCAATAGATCCTAGTTTATTTAAAACATAAACATCAATCCATCCTTTAGTCTTACCTCTAATAATATTAGAATAATATTTAGGTGTTAAGTTTGATTTGTTTTCTGCATTATCTGTTGGATCATATTTAATAGTCATTCCATTTTCTTTTATTTCTTGCATAGCAGAAGGTTGAGTATAGAAGCTCCAGTTGTCTGGCTTAACTAACATCAAAGCTTCATCTCTAGATATATGATCTGGTACTGGTACATCACCAGACATAATTGCCCACCAATGATCTTCTTCTGGTGCATTGGTATCTGCTATAACTCCATACCAAGAAGCTCCACCTTCTCTCATGCTTGGAAATCTACCTACCCTCATTGTACAAGCATCTATAATTGATTTAGGTATTTCTCTAGCTTCGTTTACCCAAACACCTGTAAGCTCTAGAGATAATAGTTTCTTAACATCTTCTGGTCTATCTAAAGCTAAGAAGA